ACAGTGCGGGATAGCCCACCATGCCGGTTTCCGGGGAGATGTTGGGGGTGTCGCCCTGTCGCGCGGTTTCGTCCGGCCAGATCGCCAGCACGCCCCGGTCGATCGCCCAGTTGATGCCGGCCGCTGCCGTTATGGCGCGCACCTTGTCGAGCGACGAGCCCGAGAAATAAGGGTTGGTGAGTTGGACGCTGACGCCGTTGTTTTCGAACGTCAAACCCATGTCGCCGGTTGCGATTTCTTGCAGGATGGTTGCGACGTCGACGGAACCTTTGTAGCTGGTCGCGTTGACGGGCTTGACTGCCGAGTCCAGGCCGGCATACCCAAGGATGTTGAAGGGCACGTCGGGCGCGTTGTTGTAGTCCGCCCAGGCGTCGAATATGGTCCCGCTGAACACGACGTTCATTGCGCCACCCTCGTCGCCCGCCGCGATCAGAATCGAGTTCTTCGCCTTGATCGCGGTATTGACGGGGCCGATCGTCGTTAGCCGGTTCATCATGTCGGCGCGCAGGCCGTACACGCGGACCTGACACATGCCCATCGAGTCACCCCCAGGTTGCGAGACATCGACGGTCACGCGAAAGCCTGACAGCGTGACCGTGTCGCCAACGTCCTCGCCGAACGTCCCCGTGCCGAGCGTGATCGTAAGTTCGATTGCTTTGCGTGTCGTCATGGCAGGTAGACCAGTTGGTAGCGCGTTCCGAAGCCCGTGTAATCCGGGTCGCTCGCCCCCTGCGTGTCAACGAACGCGAGGTCGCCGCTAAAGCCCAGGTGAGCGCCCCGCACGAGTTTTGTACGGTCGCGGCACATGCGCGTGTCGATCACGGGGGTGTTGTTCGCGGTGAGCGACAGATAGACGAGCCCGTTACGCTGAATGATGGTGATCTTGCACAGTTGCCCGCCGAGCGTGACCGTAAGGGTCTGGTTTGCCGTGGCAACGGTTGGAATGCGAATCGTCATGCAACCCCCGACGTATCGATGCTCGGATCGTCGACGGTCTGGATCATGCCTTGGTTCAGCATGTCGGAAACCTCCGAATCTTTCGGTGACGAATACGATGCGGAAATTTCGCGAACCTCGCGCCCGTACATCTGGACGCTCAACATGTACGCACCGTCACGCACGCTGCGCGAATAATCGACGCCGACGAAATTAACGTTCTTGAACGTGTATTCGGGCGTGATCACGGTGTACAGGTCGAGCGACCCCCGCGCCGCTTCTACTGCCGCGAGGAAGTTCGCGCGCCGTGCCTCGTCGCCGCCGCAATTGAGCGTCACCATCACGTCGAACGGATTGTCGACCTTGTTGTATGCCGCGAACGACCCGCCCTCAACGGGGTAATCCGAGATACGCGACTCGTTGCGGTAGTTCACCGCGAACATGGAGTCGTAATCGCCGATCGAGTTCCCGCCCGAGTCGAACACGCCCCATTTCGTCACGTCCACGCCGATCACGCTGGACAAGGCGTCACTGATGCCGAATTGGCCGAGCGTGATCGTGTCCAGGATTTGCGCCCCGCCGCGCAGCAACGCCGGCACGCCGAGCGCCTGCGGCACAACGGGATAAAGTGATTTTGGGATGATGTCGATTGCCATTTACCGGACCCCCGTGTTTGCCTGCGACGCGAACGTGTATTTCTCCACGGCGGGCCGGATCGCGGTTGCGACGCCCTGCGCATCCGTGGCTTGCGTCTGGATGTTGATGTTGCCGATGGTGACTTCGCTTTTCGACGTGCTGGTCGATGTCACGTTGTTCGGCACGCTGGCGGCCGCACCTGCCGGGATCGACCCCACCGTCGCGGCGTTGGCTGCGCGACCGCTCGCCGCCAGTTGCGCGGCAAGGCGCTTACGACGGTCGATGTTGGCTTCTTCCGCGCCTGGACGCTCGTATGCCTCGGAATGGATGCGCGCGGCGTCCTCGGCCGTTTTGGCGGCCCGTAGCATGTTCCCCGCGCGCTTCTCCTTGCCGTTGGTAACCTCGTGCTGGAAGAACCGCAGTTGGTCCTCCAACGACGATCCGACGAGGTCGCGCCCGGTGAACTCTTTAAAGTCGGCCACGCGCGAGCCGAGCCATTGCCCGATGCCGTAAGCACCCGATGTGGAGTTGCGCGCGGTTGGGTCGAGGTTGCTTTCTTGCATGAAGCTTGCGGCGATCCCTGCGGCCTGCTCGGACGTCCAGCCCATGCCCACCAACTTATCGACGACGGGCTTTGGGTCGGATGCCTTCTTCGGCACGGGTTTGATCTTTCCCGACGCTGATCGTTGCGCCACGCTGGCGGCCGCTTCGTTGTCGAGCGCTTCTTGTGCGCTCTTTACGCCCAGTTTCGCGAGAACCTTCGCGATGCCGCGCCCGATGCTGTTGTTGGTCTCGTCGCTTAGGTTTTTACTGATGACCGTACCGACGCCGTAACCCAGCGCGCCGCCCAGGCCGGCAGCGGCAAGCCCTGCGAGCACGCTCAACGCGCCCCCACCTGCAGCAACGGCGGACAGTCCGCCAGCAAGTTGCACGAGCGACCCGGCGAGCGTCACGAAGCTGGCGGCCATCGACAACGCCTTGAACGCAGCTAGCCCGATCAAGACGTTCTTCCAGCCCCCGACCGCTTCCGCTGCGCTGTCGGCCGTCTTGACGAAATCCTTGATCCACACGGTCATGTTGTCGACCCATCGCGCAATGTCGCCCTTGTGGTCGATGGCCCATTGCGACAATTTGGTCAGCCTCTCGACCATCATGTCGATAAGCGGGATCAACTGTACGGCGATGCGCGCCCCCGTGGACGTCAAGCTGTCGCGCAGGTCAAGCAATCGATTCTTGAGTTTGAGCGCTTCGGCGGCGTCCTTCGCGGTGATGGCAGCGTTCTTTTCCTGCGCGCGCACGAGGTCCATCACCGCATCCGGACCTTGCTTCAGGAAGTTGAATTGATCTTCTGCGACGCCCATCTGTTTCGCGATCACGGATGCTTGCGCCGGGTCGCGCTTGAACATTTCCGAGATGATGCGCGAGCGCGCGAGCAGGTACGTATTGCCGTCCTTCAGGTCTTCGGGTTTGCCGCCCCACCGGAAGAACGATTGCAAACCTTCGTTCGGACCCATGCCTGACTTGAACGCCGCGAGCGTCTCGGCCGACTCATTCAACTGGCCGATGATGCCTTCCGCGCTGCCGCCTGCACGCTCACTGGCGCGCTGCCACGACGTCAAGTCCTCGGTCGACATGCGCAGGTTTTGCGACAGGTAGCCCAGGTTCGCTGCGGTGTTGATCGTGTTCGTCAGGAAGTCTTTAATGCCGACGCCGGCCGTAAAAATAGCGCCGATCGCAAGGAGTTCGTTGCGGACCTTCTTGTAACCCTCGACGCTACGTTTGCCCTGCTCGTCGATTTGCTTTTGGCGCTTCTCGCGCGCCTTTGCGGCTTCCTGCTCGGACTTCTCGCGATCACGGTTGATGCGCTTCGTGTTCTTGTCGAGCTTGTCTTGTGCGTTCTCCGCGTCCTTCATGCCCTTTCGGAACAGCGTTCCGTCCAGGCCGAGCGTCGTCACGAATGCGTCGATAACTGTTGTGCTCATTTTGCGCCTTGTGCCTGCCGCGACACACGCTCGTTATGCGCGTCAACGGCGATGATTTCCAACATGTCGTAAAGGTCTTGCGTCCCGTACACGGTGTCCAATTCGTGTAGAGTCGCAAGACCTCTTGAGACGACCGTGCCGATTGTCGCCGGCACATTTTCGTAGTTGATCAGTCGGCGGTTGCTGGTTCCTTCGTGGACGCCGAAGTCAACAGGCCGCCTGAAGTAAAAGGCTCGACATGCAGATCGAAGACAGCCTTTTGCAACTGGAAGATCGTCGCGACCTCTTCGAAGTCATCGTCGATCCATTTGCGCACGCCCTTTTCCTGCACGGACATCACGCACCCGAGCAGTTCGTCGAGCAACGGCAGGGCGACCGCCGATGGAACCTTGCCGACAGCCGTCAGGGCGACCGTTGCCAGCCCTGCGAGACCACGTTCGGCGATGTCCTCGTCGATCTCCACGCCAGACGACATGAGGGCCAGCAACAGCCGGGTTGCCCAGGCGTGGCCGGCGCGCGCGGACATCTCCGTGATTTGGAACTTCTTGCCGCTGTCGCGACCGACCGTTGCCGTCCAGATAATCTCTTTGCGCGCCATGGTTACACCGGAGCTTTCGTAACGTCCTGGAACGTCAGCGTGAATTTACGCGGCTGCAGCGTCTTCTTCGCAGTCGACATCGGCGTCGCGGTCGTGAGGAAGCCCTTCGTGCAGGCGTACTTGTCGCCGGTGCCCTGGATCAGGATCGTCGCGTCGAAGATGAAACCTTCCTTGTTCGACTTCTGCGCCTCCAACACGGTGTCGAACATGGCGATGCTCGGGCTGTCGGCCTGCAGCGTGAACGTGATCGGGGTCGCGTACGGAACGAAACCGCCCGACAGTTGACCGTCGACGCCCATTTGGACCTCCATCGGGTTGACGTCTTCGGTTGCGAAGCTGTCGTCGGTAGCGTAGCCCTGCAGATGTTGCGGGACCGGGAACAGGCCGCGCACGACGACCGATACGGCGCTGTTTGCAGTGGTCAGGGTTGCCATGTGTATTCCTCCTTATTGAACCATCAGGGACGCGAGCGTCATTTGTTGGACCGACCCGCCGTCGCAGTAAAAGAACGTCATTTGCGGCGTGCCACGGGCCGCGCGCACCGCCGCGCCGGGGTCTTTGATGTTCAGATACCAACCGCGCGTCGACAGCACCGTATCGATGCTCTTGCCGGCAGTCGCGTTGACCGACACGATCTGCGAGCCCGACAGCGTCACGCCGGCACGGATCGCGCCGAAGTTGATCGCTTGGTTGATCGGGTCTTGCAACACCGTTTCGATTGCCGAGTAGCCGACAGCATTGTACGGGATCGAACCCGACGCAGCCATGAACGCCATGAGCGTTTGTTGGAAATTGGCGTTGAGCCACACTTCATTGGCAAAGCTGTCGATCCAGTCGAAGCGGCCCGAGATTTGGCCCGGCTGCAGGAAGGTGAACGACTGTTGCGACGTGGCGTAATTGCCGTAGAAGTTGTAGCCGTTCGCGATCAGCGTATCGCCGACCGTGGCATCGGTCACGCCCGGTACGATGGCGCCCTGACTGCGATACGCGGCGGTGACACGGCCGTTCGTGCGCGTGAAGTCGATCGATGCCAGATAGCCGAGCATGAACGCGGCGAGCGGTTGCGCGATCGACTGCAGCGTGACGCCCAGGCTTGCGGCGACGTTGGTATCGGCGGTGAGCGGGATCGAGCCCGACAGGCCCAGTGCGTTCACCTGCGCGCCGAACGAGGTCGTATCGCCTTGCACGGTTGCGTTGACGTCGGTATCCCAGCATGCGTATGCGAAGCGGTCGCCCTGTTGGGACGTCCAGGTCGCGAAGGCGATTTTGTCGGCGATCACGGGTTCGAACGTGGTCATGAAGCCCGCCCAGTTCAGCGCCTTACCGACGATCGCCGTCATTGCTGCGGCCGGCGTGCTGGCGGCCGAGCCCTGCGACGTGACAGCGCCCGTTGCCTGCGTCAGTTTCAACGCCGTTGCGATCGCGCCGGTTGCGAACGTGATCGTCGACGTTGCGCCGGTCGTGCCGGACGTTGCGACGAACGCCGCACGCTGCGCATCGTACGTGACGGTCGGGCCACCCGTGAACGCCGCCGTGATCTTGGTTGCCGCGTCGCTGAAGCTGGTAGCCGTGGCGAGGTTGATCGACGACGATGTTTTGACGGCGCCGTCGACGGTCACGCTCATCGTGCCCGCAGTGATCGCCTGCAGTTGGGTGAGAGTCATCGACGCGAGCGAACCGCTACGCAGGTACGCGGCGACAGGCGCGGTCGGATACTGCCAGAACAGCAGGTTTGCCGGTTTGGCGGTCGAGTTGTCGAAGCCTGCGAAATAGACGGCCGCGAGCGTCGCTTCGGTGCTGGACGAACCGAAGAACGCGGATACTGCGTCAGCGGTGGAGAACTGCTGTACCGCGCCGATCGGGACGGCGGTGTTCGTGGTCAGGATCAGGCCCGAAAGGGCCAGCGCCGCACCACCCGCCCCGATGACGCCGGGGATAACGTTGACAAGCTTTTTTGCCGGAATGGACATGGTTTATTCCTCTGTTGGTGGGAAGGTTGCATCAACCGATACCAGATCGATACCCAGGATATTACAGGATTGAAGCGGCACGGTTACGCGGGAGTTTATCTGTAATTCGATTTCGAACGTGTATCGGTTTTCGTACTGATCTTCGCCGTTCACGTACGGGGCTTGCTGGATATCCCCGGCGTACAACGGTGCGCCTGAAAAGCCGAAACTGTCGAACAGGTCGCAGGCGTACGCGTCGCGGTACAGGACGTTGAGCATTTCCGCCAGTTCGGACGACCCTTGACCGTAGCAGTCAATCTGAAACGACATTTGCTCGGGTCGCGAGACGGTACGCGAGTTGTCGTCGCGGGTCTCGCGGTTCGTCGACAGCGGTCGGCGCAACCCAGGCGTGAACGACACGTAGGCGCCTTTCGGCATCGACGCGCGGTTCACGGGCGTTCGCAGTGCGGGCAGTGTCGGGGAGATGCTCTTGATATACGCCCGCACTGCGCGGCAAATCATATCTTCGGTGACGTCCACTTCGATAGATGTCCGCGTGCCAGTTGCAGCAATGGTTCCCACTGTCGACGATACGGAAACACCCTGGAGATTAGCAACGACATCACCTGTCGTACCTGACGCTAGGATCGTACCGACTGACGCGGCGGCGCTCACCGTGAATGTATCCGTAGAAGCACCCCCCGTGACGACCATGTCGTTTGTTTTACCGTTGCTGACGATAGCGCCCAACGTTACGGACGCGCCACCGCCTGCGGTCACTGTGGCGACGCCGGACGCTGCGGATACGCCGGTTATCGAAGTCGTTGCACTTCCACCCGCAGATGCGGCGATAGTCGCCACCGCCGACGATGCGGAAACACCTGTAATTGCCACATTCGCACCGCCACTCGCGGCCACGGTGTCGACTCCGACCGCTGCAGATACGCCAGTCATGGGCGCTGTGCCGCCCCCCGTCGCGACGACGTCGTTGATAGCCGACGATGCAGATACACCCGTGACGCTTATGCCGGCGCCCCCCGTTACGGAGATGCTCGCGACACCTGACGTTGCCTGTACCCCCGAGACGATGACGGACGCGCCGCCACTTGCGGTCACGGTGTCGACGCCGGACGCTGCGGATACGCCGGTTAGACCCGTGTCCCCGTCACCCGACACGGTCGGGGCAACCATAAGCACGCGCCGGGGCTGCGGCTTGAATAGTTGCCACGGGTTGTCCGAAAGCGACTGCATTTCGACATCGGCCAGCGTACGAGTCCAGACGGCGACCAACATTAGCGCGCCAGTACTCCAAGCCTGCGAGCCGATAACGCGCGCGCCGATGCTGATAGGCAGGTCAGTGCCGGGCGTGATCAGATTGGATACTGCACCCCCGACAGTGAGCACTCCGTTCTGGAAAGCAGCCGTGCGCGTAGGACTGGCCGTCGCACCAATCGTGAAGCCTCGGGACATCTCCGCAACGGTCATCGCAACCGGGGATGTGGCTCGCCCGGTATTCCCCGCGCTGGTATTGAACGGGATGAAGTCGACCTTGCCCGCATCGACTCGGAACTGAAAATAGCGCGGCGAGCTATTGTCCATGTCGATGGCGCTCTGCGTCGTCGCGAGCGACGTACACGTGGCAAACGCGAACAGACTGTAGTTCGGGGAGTTGACGGCACCCTTGGCGGGCAGCGCGTACATCCTTGCGCTACCTGTAGGGCGCCCGCCAGTGCCTTGAACTGTATTTGCTTGAGCGCCCGCAGTATAGGGGACAGCCGTCGATACCGTCTGGAAGTTGCCGGCGTCTTGGGATGCAGCAAACCCGTACGCTTGATCCGCATGCACGAGGCACACGGTCATGTCCTTGGTGATCGGGTTGTCCCAATCAATTAGGGTCGCTTCCCCAGGTTGCGGCTGCGTGGTTCGCACACGCTTTGCGACGGGCGCTGTCATTACGTGTACTGCACGCCGGCAGCTTGAGCTTTAAGGGTCCAGTTCGCGGACATGGGCTGCCCCGAGCGATTCACGATGTAGACGTTGTAGATGGCCGGGAACAGTTCTACCGGCGCAGCGCTCGCCGTGCCGAACAGCATGTTCGTATTTGCGGTCGGCACTTTGGACGCAACGAACGACCCGACGCGGTAGCTGAAGGGGATGACGCTTGCACCGGCAGTCGTATCGACGTCGGGGAAATTCGTACCGTCGATCGCGGGCACGAGGTACAGGTCGGCAATCGTCGTGTTCGCAGCGATACCCGTGACGGTAGCCCACTGCGCCAACAGGCTGAACAACGCCGACACCTTACCGGCAGTTGCCGAGGGGCCGCCGCTCGACGTGTTGAGCGTGCCGGCCAGTATCGCCGAACCGGACGTCGCCGCCGCGCCAGTACTCGTGATTGTCTGGATTGCGCCTTCCAGAAAAGGGACATTGCCTGCCATTATTGAATCTCCATTGCGTCGACGACATCTCTTGAGGTGGGCTCAGGGATGCCGATAACTTCGAACCGTGCTGCGGGTTGTACCGCGATTTGTTTCAATTCGTTGGCATACCCACCGTCCAACTTGCCGATCGCCGCCAAATCGTCGATATTTTTTTGCGTCTTCGGGTGACCTGCGTCCATACCGGAATTCTGCTGCAGGAAAACCATCATCCATTTTACGGCGCTGATCTGTCCGGAAAGAGTCTCCAAGGCGTCCAGGATCGCCGCACCGTCCTGACATTCGGCCATGATGGTGCGCGCGGTCACGTAGCGCGATTTGACCATGCTGTACGCGGGTTCCGTCAGTAGGGCGACGACGCGTTGCGGATCGCCCGGCAAATGCGTTGCGTACCCCAAGGCGAGCGGGTCATTGCTGAGTTCGGCGGCCAGAACCGCCAGTTCGGCGGGCGTCATGGTCAGGTGATCGAAATGACGTTGGCCGGGATCGTCGCGGTGAACGTGCCATTCGTCGACGTGATATTGCCGCCGAAGCTGAACACGCCGCGAATCTTGCCGCTGCCCGCGTCATAGATGACCGCGCCGGCCGCCGTGATGGTCGAACTTGGCCAGGACGGCGACGCGAACGTCAGTTGTGCGCTGTCGCCGCTCATTGCGGCGCTGTACCCGGTCAACGTCGCGCCGCCTGCGGTGTAGCCGGTTCCGCTGACTTCGTTGGTCGTCGAGTAGGTCGTCGCCGTTTTGTCCAACGATGCGGCCGACGTGTACAGGGCAAGCTTGTACGTACTGCCGGACGGGCACAATGCCTGCAGGGCTTCCAGCTTGGATGCGTTCGGGAATGCTTGGGTGATTGCCATGATTGGTCCTATTGATCAAGTTGCATAGTGAGGGCGACGCAGCACCAATCGGGCCAACGCTCCATGACGCTCGCGACGAGGTACGTTTGCCCGCCGAACTGCAGCAGATCGCCACCTTTTCCGAGAACGCGGAACAACCCTTCATAGTTGCCGTTCAGGTGCATTTTACACGTCACCCCCTGGATATTTTGCTGCTGGAAGCGCTCGATATCGCGCCCCGTCAGCGGTTGCTTTTGGCCGTACGCGGCGATGTCCGCGCCGTACGCCGGGATCACGCGCCCCGTGTCGTCTTCCGTGCTGCCGGCGCTCGGCTTGATCGTCACGGGGATATCCGGGTTGACCGCGCCAACTACGCCCCGGACGAGATTGTGTAAGTTCATGGTTTGACCTCGTAATCGATGCTGTTGAGCATGTGGCCGGTGAACACGCCGACCTTTGTCGACGCCGGGGACGTGCTTTCACCGGCCGCCACGCGGCGCGCAGCCTCGCCCACCGTCGAACCCGTGACGATCAAATGCGGGTCGTCGTGGCGCATCTTGCGCAGCATGAGGGTGATGGGGGACAACGCCGGGGCGTCTAGCTCGATGATGGCGTCGCGCAGTTGCCCGCTGATCCGCTCGCCCATGATCCGCAACGAGGCGTCGACGTCAAAATCATTTTGTTGAAGGATGATTGCCAGTTCATCGCCCCATTTGTCCGACTTGGACTTGACCATGTTCGTAAAGAACGGGCGGGGCGGGGCGGTCTTGGTGCCGTAGTTCAGCCACCATGCGACGGTCGCGACTGGCGTGCCGGCTTCGTCGGGGTAGGTTGCACCCTCCAGGAAACCGACACGCAGTTCGTGCTTGCCTTCGATCTGTTTCGCGATCTCGGCCAGTTTGGCGCGCAGCTTGTCGCCTCCGCTCAGGCCGGCCGCCACGTCAGCACCTACGACGGGGGAGAATATAGCGCATGGTGCGGTATCCGGCCGTTGCCTGCCAATACGCCGCACCGTATTGCGTCTGCATCCAGAACGCCGCGCCTTTGGATTGCTGGCCCATGTCGAGCGATGCGGACGTGCTGCCCTCCGACGCGCTGGACACGCGGCCGACCTGCGTTGCGGTCGAACCCTGCCCGGCAGGCGTCAGGATGCCCGACAGCGTGCCCAGGTGGGCAACGATCATGTTTAGCAGGATCGAGCGTTCGCCCAGGTCGCGCTCGATGCTCCGGGCGCTGTTGTTCAGGTAGAGCGCCGCCGCTTCGTCGAAGAACGCCTGCAGCAACGTCACGTCGACGTTTGCGAACTGGGGATACCGGGCCTTGAATGCGACCGGATCGAAGACGACGGCGCCCGCACTCATTACTGGCCTGCCAGTTCGTTGGCGGCGGCCTTGTCAGCCGGCGATGCGGGGGCTTTGGTCGGACGCGGTGCTTTCTCGGCCGCTTCCAGTTGTTTTTCGACGTTCGCTTCCGGCTTCAGGCCAGCGGCCGGCGCGGTCGGGTCGATACCTTCGAAGCCGGTCTTGATGTCGGACAGTTCGGCGGCGATCGCCTTCAGGTCGGCAACCTTCGCGGTGTTGTGCGTGAAGATCGCGTTGGACTTGAACGGGTCGAAGTCTTCGTAGATGGCCGACAGGTACGCCCATTCGGAGTCGTCCACGTGGGTGAGACCGAAACCGCCAGCGACGAGCGACGTGTTGACGCCGTTCAGTTTGATGTCTTGGCCGGCCGAGCCCTTCAGGACGATACCGTGCGGGAGTTTGCAGCCAATCAGAACAGTTGCCATGATGATTTTCCTTATAGGAGGGTGAAAACGCCCCGCTGTACGAGCCGGGGCGGTCGTCGCTTAGATGCCCAACATTTGGGCGATTGCGAACGGTTGCAGGATGATTGCGCCCCAGGTGCCGCCCGACTTCTTCTGCAGGAACGACGAGGTCTTGCGCTCAACGGCGTGCGCGCGCATCTTCTCGGTGAACGCGGTGTAGCCGGTTTCTTGGCCTTCCAGCGTTTCGACGATCAGTTGCACCAGTTCGCCCGAGGCGGTCGAATATTCCGGTGCCGACTGGAAGGTCAGGTTCGGGAAGTTCTTCTTGACTTGGTCGAACACGTTGACGTTGTACTGATTCGTCTTCGTCAGTTCGGTCATTCGGGTCGGCGACATGCACATCTTCATCGGCGTGTCCATCTCGATCAGGCCGTTCGACTGGATGACCAGTTGCTTGACCAGATTTTTGATGTCCGTATAGACCTCGTCCGCCGTCGCGACCGGCCACGTGAAGCCACCGCCCGTCTTGCTGCCGGGGCTGATCGGGGCGATCAACGACGGGTCGTTCAGCAGGCCGTAATTCTGCAGGCCGGCGACGCCGTAGAAGTACGTCTTGTTCTGGAACTTGCCCATGATCATGGCCGAAGCGATGTTCAGACGCGACGCCCAGTCGATGCGACCCTTGCCCATTTGGTCGAGTTCGCGCTCGCCCCACTGCGTGACGGTCTGGTAGTGGTACGACTGGCGTTGCGGCCAGTTGGTGTTGGCCGTCACTTCGCCGTTCGTGCTGTAGTCGCCGTACGACGAGACTTCACCGGCCGATTCGACGACCGGGAAAAACGCGGTCGGCGTGGTCCAGTCGCCTTTTTGGTTCTCGCCGAAGATCTCGGCGGCCTTGTTCTTCGTGACCAGAACTTCGATCAGCTTCGGGTCGACGTAGTTCGTCAGGAAGGCCGGGACGCCGCTCGACGTGGTCGTGACCAGTTGCGGCAGGGCGTCTTGTGCCAGTTGCGCATCCATCGCCAGATGCGAAGGAATGAAGCCCTGCACTTGGCCGGCTTGGTGGAAGTGGATGCCGTAGGTACGACCGGCTTCCGCGATGACCGCGATTTGTTGCGGCGCGCTCAGGGCATTGAGTTTTTCGATATCGATGGGCATGGTTAGTCTCCGAAGCCGATTTTGGCGATCTCGCCGGATGCCGCAGCCGACAGGACGCGGAACTTGGTTTCGACGTATTCGGCCGTCGTGGTTGCCTGCGCCGAGAGGGTGCCCGGCGACGTGGTCAGGTTGTACGTGCCCGCGCCACCCGTGCCGGTGCCCAGGCTGGCGACGTAGGTGTTCGCAGGGATGTTCGCGCCGGTCACTTGCTGGCCCACCTTGACGGTGCCGGACGTGACTGCGGTCACGGTCATGACGTTCGTTGCGAACGACGCGGTGCCGACGAACGCGGCGACGGTTGCGCCCGGCGCGGCGGCCTGCATGCTGCCATCGATCAGGGACGCGAAGACCTTTTGACCACGGGTCGCGGTCGACAGCATCTTTGCCCAGAAGTCGCCACGGGTAAACATCTCCATCGACTGCCACGCGAGCATCGACATGCCGGCTTCGGACAGGTAGACCGTTTGCAGCGCTTGCTGCATGTTGGCGATGAAGCCCAGGGCGGACGTGCGGTCGACGCCGTTCGCCACGAGGTACGACGAGTTGTCGACGCGTTCGGAACCGTCAGCCTGGTAGGACGCGTAGCCGAAGCGACCGACGATGACGCCGTTCGCGCCGCTGATCAGGCCGCCCGGACCCGTGACGTACGTTGCCGGCGGGTTGCCGCTGGCGATGGCGCCTTCGACGCCCGGCGCGGGCTGGATGTTGACTTGGCGTTGGAAACCCATCACACACCACCTTTCATTTTCGATGCGCTCGGGAACAGCGCGTTGAACGATGCCGCGCCGAGCGCTGCGTCTTGCGCCAGATCGACGCGGGTTTGCACCGGCTTGGCTTCGGTGCCCGGCTTGGGCAGCATGCGCACCATCGCCTTGTAGGCGGACGGATGCACGTCGGTCAGGTCCACTTTCGCGGCGTCCAGGGCGATTTTGTACACGGATTCGGCGCTGTCCATCGCCACGGCCAAACGACCGACGAAGGGCTCGACGTCGCGCTCGGCTTGATGGATGGCTTGCATGCGGGCGACGGTGCGGGCTTCGGCGTTGGCGACAGCAGCGTTGATCGCGGCATCCATTGCGACCGGCTTGTCCTTCTTGTCGTCGTCCTCGTCGTCATCGTCGTCTTCGGCAGCGGCGACGGGGTCTTTCTTCGGCGCTTCTTCCGGGTCTTCGTCCTGCGCCAGTTGTTCCAGCAGCGGTGCGACGTGATCGAGCGTGGCGTCTTGTGCCAGCTTTTCACCGTACGCGGTCTGCACGGCGGTCACGATGGCTTGTTGGTTCTTCGCGGGTTTCAGGCTCTTGATGCTGCCGACGATGGCAGTCAAGTCCCCGATCTGCGCGTCTTGTGCCAAAACGGGCAGCAGCGCGCCACGGAGGGCGGCAACTACGCGCTTGGCGTTCGTCGACAGTTTTTTCGGCATTATGGGTTTCTCCGAGAGTTTAGAATCACCGACCACGACATCCGGGCCGGCGCGACCTACTTCAACAAGCGCAACGTGATTGCCCTTGATATTGCGCATAATACCATCGTATGGTTTCCCTTCGTACACTCCGGGTGTCATGTCCGCGTCGTAGCTGTACGCGCACGACAGTTCGCGCTGCTGATTCGTGTTGATGCCAGCGATCGCGGTTGCCGTCCACACGACGAGCGAGTTGCGCAAGAACGGCTCGTCAAACCGCGCATCCGTGCCCGTGCTGCCGACGACGAACTGTTGCGACGGCGCTTCAGCCGTGACCGGGATGTGACGGTCCAGCAGCGGGATGTTGTTGAAGGTCGACGCCGCCGCGCGCAGTTCTTCCGGGTCGCGCAACAGCAGGTAGACGCGGTCGGGGTCCAGGCCCAGCGCGTCACATCCGGGGATCTCCGAACCGCGATACGGGTTGACCGTCGCCTTCGAAATGTTGGACATGGCAATGTACATGCGGCCGAACTTGTCGACCGTGCGCGCGCTCTTGTCCATTGCGAGTTTAATTGCGCTCATTGCGCATTACCTCCTTCATATATTCGTTGTGCTTCTTCACTTCGCGGTACGCGATGATTGACGACCCGGTCACGGTGAACGCCAGTACGATAACAATCCCGAGCAGGGCATAGTTCCACATTACGCGCCGCCGATCCCTTCCGACTTCTTCTCAACTTTGAGATGTTTTTTCGCGTAGCTGCCGGCCAGCATGCCGCCGAACTCGCCGACCGTTACGCAGAACATCAGGTACACAAAGATGGGGAACGCCATTTTATTCTCCTTGATTAGTCATCGATTCCGGGGATAACGACCGACGACGTGCACCGGCAATTGATTTTCTCGCCGGGCATGATGTACTCGCCATCGATCAAACAGCCAACACCAATATCGTACACGGTCCCGTCCGCTTCCACGTGGGATTTGCGGGGGTGCACGCCGCCGCGACTGTGCCGCCATTTGGCCTTGGTCAATCCGAGCGAGATCCGCCGCGCCTTCGTGACGACCGCCGTCGCTTTGTTGTTTTGGTCCCGAGCGATCAGCGCCGCGCGGTTCTTGGACTTCGCGCCCAGGGTCAGCAGTTCTTCGCGCAGCGTCTTGAGGTCGCGGCCGGCCTGCACGCTGCGCATGACAGCGCCTTCGATCGCGGTGAACTGCTGCGACGGAATCGATTTGATCAGCGCGACGTTCTCGACGAGCACGGAGTCGAACGCATCTTTCATGACCGCCGTAGGCTTGAAGGGGACGGAGAAGCCCGCGTCCTTCAGCACCTTCGACATGGTCCGTTCGGCCTGCGCCTGCGCCTGCGTGGCGAAAGCGTTGGCGATCTTCGCGGACGCCTCGTCGAACAGCCTGATCCAGCGCCGCGCGAGATTCTTCATCACCTTGCGCAGTTCTTCCGACGGCGTCGCGTCCATCGCCATCGCTGGCGGGTTGGCACGATACGCGGCGCTGATCCAATGCAAAATCGATTTGTTCATGTCGTCGACGATGCCCGTCAGCGCCTTCTGATAGGCGATCTCGACGCCCACGTTCGGGCGCACGGGCTTGAGCGTGACGGCCCGCCCAGGGGCGCGGATCTCTTTCATTCCCCATCCTCCGGAAGCGGGTCGCCATCGGCTTCATTCGGCGGTTCGATCTTGACGCCCATGTCCAGGCCGTTATATCCGCTATGCTCGTCGTCGGCCAGACGTTGGCGAACCTCTTCCGGCAGGATCGCGCCCAGTTCGACATAGATCGCCGCCGCTTCTGCATCGCTCTTGCGGTTGGCGGCCATTTCCGCCTCGGTCTGCTGCCAGAGGGACACGAAGTCGAAGACGATGTCCTCGTCCACGTCGCCGAACTCGGACAGTTGAATCAACTTGATGACCTTGGTCAGATTGTCGCGGAACAGGCGTTCTTGCATGTCGCGCACATGGTCATAGAAGATCTCGATATCGCCGTCAGCGCTGGCGTTCAGGCCGGACGGGGTGATGCCCAGCAGGATCGGCAGCGGCATCGACGCCACGCTCGCCATGTGCTCTTGGGCCTGCGCCTGCAATTGGTCCAACGTGGACAACGGCGTGTTGAACTGGAAGAACTCTTCCGTGTCGAAGTCCATCAGCATCAAGCCCTGGTTGTCGCGCATCTCGGCGTACAACTGCGCCCGCCCCATCAGGTCGTCGCCGCTGCCGCCCGTCAGGACGTCTTGCATGTTCGTCTTTATCCCCGACGTCGAATAGTTGGAGATCATACGGTTGACGCTGTCGCGGGTCTTCAGCCAGTTGTTCACGTACGGCATTGCCAGTTGCGACATGCTCATGCCGCCGAAGTTGTAAGCCGGCTTGAGGATGTCGGGAAGCGGGCGGCCGACGAACGTCAACAGGCGCGTACTGTGCACCTTCTGCCCCATCACGAACCACGACGACGGGTTGAAGTAGTCATCGCGCAACGGATTGGACGCGCTGTACGAGTTCGGATAGGTGAACATCGCTTCGACCAACTTGAACTTGCGCAGTTTGTTCTTCACGATCGACGAGTCTTCGAACAGCGGGATTGCCAGCCCGTCGCCTTCCTGCTCGCCCAGGTCGACGAACAGTTGCGCGCGGCCGAAGAATCCATCGTGAATAGCAGCTTCGGTGAACAGTTCGCGCACCTTGAATCGGGTCAGCGCGTCTTCGATCTGAGAGATCCGTTCGCTGTTGTCCTTGTCGCCCTTCGAATGAAGTTTGATCCATTTGCGGGTCATGGCGTGCGCGGTCTTCTCGGACAACATGCGGTATTCGGCAACCTGCATCAGTTGCGCCAGCACGGGATAGCCGGGGAACGTCTGCGCACACGCGCCGTACATCTGCGACGCGTAGCTGTAGACATCCGCCATCGCATCGTCCATCGCCATTTTGTCGCCTTTGGGCACGACGCCCGGCAGCATTTTCGGCGGTGCGAACGCTGGCGGTGCAGGCCCGATGTCGGCGGGCTTCATGCCGCGCGCCCAGGACCACAGGCGGCCGAAAGTGTTGATTTTCATGGTCAGCCCTTCAACACGTATTCGAACATCGCTTGCGCCTGTCCGGCATGGAAGAGGTTCGTCCCCGACGGCATGCCCCACTTTTCGGCGTACGAACGGTCGAAAGAAATGCCGGCATCAGGATAGAAGTCGGCCGGCAGCTTCCACCCAAGGAAGCGATCGACAGCGCGTTTGATATCGGGCGTTGTGCCCAAATAGGCATTGAGCGCGTCGGCCAGCGCCTGCAGTTCATCGCGATTGAGGCCGATCACGCTCGGGGTCGTGAACTCGCGGTTGCGAACGGTGACGAGGACTTGCCCAGGCACGAAGCGGTTTTCGCTGACGTTGACGTATGCCGGATACGTTTTGTAGTTCGCCGTTTCGGTGTATGCGTAGATGGTTTTCATCGTCTGACCCTCTGTAGAAGTTGTTTGTTGATGGACATTTTACCGGGAAGGGGAACAAGCCTCGTGTACGCCCGCGACAGTGCGTCAACCTGATCCTTGTACGTCCCGTTGGGAAACGCGCGCATCTCGTCGAGCAACGGCCGGTTCCAGTCGCCGCGCACCATCATGACGTTGCCGATGTTGACTTCGGACGCGAACGGCTGCGCGCGCGTTTCCTTGTCGCCCGACTCGGAACTCGACACGACGGGCAACCCCTTCAGCTTCTTCGTGATGTACTCGACGACCGCCGTGCCGCCCGCGCCCGGATCGTCCGGGATGTCCTGTTTGATGCCGCGTCCGTCCAGCATGCCGACGTTGCGCATACGCTCGTCTCGGCGGCCCGGTGCGTGCTGGAAGCGCTCGATATGGGCGATGACGGGGCGTTGTGATTCCTGATGGATGCCGAGCAGCGCGCCCACCGTGTACGCGCCGCCGCCTTCCGTCGCTGCCAAGTCCCACCCGCGAACCCACGTGATGCGCCCGGCCGGCAGCGCGTCCACGATCTCGATCTTGCCGGGGTTGAACATCAGGCCGTCTTTCGGTTTCGGGATCTGCTGGAAGAGTGCGCCCCAGGTGCGCGCCTCGCCCCGGAACTGCGCCCAGTGCTTTTCGGTGAACCATTCCGGCCAGAGCATTTCTCCGCGTTTGCGGCCGAGCGGGTCGGTGTCGCTATCGCATTCAGCCTGGAGACACAGCACGCGCCATACGTTGCCGTCCCTGCACACGATGTCGCCCGACTCGCCGTTCCAGTCTTCCGGCAGGATGCGGCCGGCAAGGTCCGATTCATTCCATCGGGTCTGGATGATCAGTGCAGATCCGCCAGGAACGAGACGTGTCAGCAGGTCGTCTTTGTATGCGTCGTACGTCTTCTCTTGGATTGTTTCGGAGTCAGCCTGTTCGCGACCTTTTACCGGATCATCGACTATTAAAAGCTCAAGTCTGTTGCCCGTAAATGCGCCGAGAATACCCGTCGCCATGTACTCACTGCCGTTCGTCAGCTTGAAGTTGTTCGCAGCGGCCGATTCGTTGGATAGCTCAGTGTCGAATGTCTTGCGGTAACGCTTCTGGTTGATGATCGAGCGCGTCCGGCGTCCCATCTTGAGTGCCAGGCTGTCGGCGTAGCTGGCGAGACCGATACGAGTCTTGGGGTATTTGCCCATCAGGAACGACGGCGCAACGATGGACCCATACGAACTTTTTGCCGAGCCTGGCGGCATGAAGATCATGAGGCGCCCCGTGTCGCGCAAGAAGCAATCCTCAACCTCACGCAAAATCATTTTGTGGTGGGCAGCCAGGAGCGTTTCAGGCGCGTCAATGACGACTTCGCCTTCCTCCGCTTCCTCTTCGACCGGGCGTCCAGGCACTTCGACGTACTCGGCGTAATGCACCGGGTCGACACGGGCACGGCGGCGGCGCAGCAGTTCGGCGGCGGCCTGTCGTTGGAAGATCGTCATTTCCCGCCCCTCGCCAGCGCTTCCAGTTGATCATCGGTCATATCCGCCAAGGACGTCTTACCGCCATCTTTCAGGATGTGCGTTTCCTTGTTCATGCCCAGGAACTTTGCGGCAGCTTCCCGCGCGCTGTCCTTGCTGCGCATGTTGATCTTCAGGCCCGACTTCGTGCGCTCGACACCCATATATAGAGCAGCGGCGGCCGGCGACAGGTCGCGCACGTCTTTCAGGCGCTCGATCACAATCCCCTTGCCGAAGCATTCCGGGCAATCAGGGTGCGGATCGCGATGAGGATTGAAGCCCAGGCCGCCTTTTGGATCGGGTGCCGGCTTGCTCGTCATCACGTGCTCCAACTCCTTGCGACGCCATTCGTTCAACGTGAAATGGTATCGATGTTCGACGCCATGGCAGTAGCGGCACGATTCGGTCACAGTTTCGATGAGGTCGCGGGGATCTGCGGTGATCACATTCAGGATGTCATCGACGATCAGGTTTGTACTGAGTTGTACTTTGTTCTTGGCAATTTCACGTATTTTTGCGATCTCACGAGCCACCGCCGGCTTCTTTAGACGCCTGTACGCTTCCTGACTGTAGAACTCACCGACATAGAATCCAGCACGGCGCATCGCGTCCCCAGCTTTCCAATCCTTCACGTACTCCCCGATAAACAGCCAATCGTTCAATGTTGGTTCGTCATTGCTCATATCGTCACACGTTTGTTCGTTGCGGTACATGAATTCTACCAAACTGTTGACTGTGTGTACTGTATTGTGTTTTTCCAGTTTCACTCAAACGCTCAAAACACCTGACTTTGTGTATTTAGTTTTGTTTATGCGTATGAGTTTTAGTTTATTGTGGTATATTGCACAGTACAATACACACAGTCAGGGGAAAAGCCCAATGTCCTCAAAGTCTCAAGCCGTAGAATCCGGCCAACTCACCTACAGTTCCGGCAGACCATGCCGGCGCGGCCACCTCTCCGACCGCTACGTCAGCAACAACGGATGCATCGCCTGCATCAAGGAAGACCAAGAAGACCGGCGAACGGCCGTGAAACTCAGTCGCCGGAAATACATCAACGCCAAAGTGAACAACCTTCACGAACGCATGTTCATGGTTCACGAGGACAACCGCGCCCTTGTCCAGAAGTTTTGCGAAATCCTGCAGTACGCCGACGGCTTCGAAGTCGCACGCCTCGCCGACATCGTGGAGAAAATCTACGAGCAATCACCAACGCCACGTGCGCTCACCTACGACGATCTGTTAACGTTCATGGAATGGGACGGGCGCAGCGTTAAGAATCTGGCGGATCTGGAGCGGACAGGCGTGATCGAATACGACCGTGCCGAAGATCGCATGTACGTCCATCACAACGGCAACCGCTATTTCGGCCTGGACGTGGCCGCCGTCCTTCGAAGGGAAAAGCACAATGTCAAGCCAATGTAAAACCTGTAAATACGCAGAATTCCCGCTCACGCCGACCGGGCGCGTCAAGCGCACGACTTACGGTAAATGCACGGTGACGTTCGTCCCGCCCCCGCTGCCGGCCTGCATCGATCAGCCGTACTGGCACAGACATAGCATCTGGCCCGACGACGGGGCGAACTGTCCAACATACGAGCCCAAGACCCCGTAACCACACGCCCCCGCACGACGGGGCATTTTATTGTTGACTAATACGAATAGTGTGCGTATAGTTAAGTACATGGACGCGACGCACGGTGCGAAGCGCAAACGGGAGAACAACATGAACGCAAATGATCGTACTGAATGGATTTTCAAACTGCTGGCGGTCAACTCCGGTCGCGTCATTGAAAAGTCGGTCGTTGGCTTCAATGATTACGAGACCGCCCGCAACTTCGCGTTCACGCTGGTCCCAAAATCTGCCGGCCCGCTGGTCGTCAAGTCGTACATGTAACACCAACCCCGCGCCCGCTTCGGCGGGCAACCTGGAGAACAACAAATGAAAATCCAAATTTACACCGACCCCGAGTTCAAGAAGTTCGAACTGCGCGAGCAGGGTTGCGACCACACGTTCGCCACGGGCAGCGGCGCTGATCTGCACACTGTCACGGAGATGCAACGCCGCGTGAACAACTACGACGACCTCGTCGCCTCCCTGCGCACCATCCTGCATTGCCCGCCGAACGCCGGAATGATCGCGGCGCGTGCGTTGATCCTTGCTCGGGAGGGTTAAATGATCATCGCAGCCCTCGCCGCCCTGGTGGCCGTCATCGCCATCATTCGTATCGAGAAGCGCCACGACGACGAGTTCGACGCCCGCATGCGCACCTACGAAGAACAGTACCGCACCATCACTTACCGAAAGGAACCGAAATGAAAAAAGCAGCCAGAAATTTGTGGCCGGGCGACGTCTTGAAGCCCACCGAGACGAGCCGCCATCGCGTTGTGTTGCGCGTAATTCTCGGGATGACGAGCGGCGTCGTTACCATTTACAGCGCCCCGTTTGGCGAGCCTGACATCCAGCCTATGCCGCCGCAACACTTTACCGAGGACGAGTCGGTCGACGTCGAGTCACGCGTCACCCCGGAAGATCTGGACGCGCTGCTCACGATCGCCCGCGCATACGTGGCGAACGTGCCACCGAGCATCACGGCACGCCAACAGGCGCAAGACCTCGTCAACAAGCTGTCGCCGCCTAATCCGCCCACGTACGAAGAATTGCTCGACGTGGTGCGCCGCATGTGCGAACCCCCGCGAGCGTGCGGGGAGGGGTAACCGACGACGTTTTCGGACTGCGGCAAACTCGTCGAACGCGCACGCGACGCGGGTCTGATCAAATGAAACTCCCCGCCTGCGCCCGGTACAGCCGACATCGCTTCGAATGGGTCGGGGACGTCACGCTGACGACGATCAAGGTCAACAGCAACGGGAAGATGGTCAATTACAAACGTCGCGGCCAATACATCTGCGAATGCGGACAGCGCCGCCACGGAAAGGCACAAAGCGGATTATGACCAAGCCAACCCCCCAGCAGATCGCCCAGGTGCGCAACAACGCCCGGATCACGCAGACGGCCGCCGCAACCCTCGTTCACGCCAGCTTGCGCGCGTGGCAGAAGTGGGAAGCGGGCGACGCCAAGATGCCCCCGGCCGCGTGGGAACTCTTCACCATCAAAGTAAAGGAAATCAAATGAAACGCATCGTCGCACTGTATATCGTCCTTGCCGCGTCCCTGATCGCCGCGCAGTCGTTCGGTCTGCTGGACGACATGACCCCGCCGCACGAAGTGGGGGTGTTGGTATGACCATTAAACGATACGACCTGCAGCGCTTCTACAACACCGCCGCCATTAAGGAAGCTATGAACGGCGCATACGTCAAGATTGAAGACGTGCGCGAACTTATCGCCGACGCGGAACGTCTTCGCATGCTGGTCCGTACGGTGACGTGCGTCGATCAAATCGAAAACCTTTACGGCGACGTCGTGTCGCTTCGACTGGACTTCCGGTGCGACGCCCAGGCGAGCGACGTACTTCAACAACGCATGCAAGACATCGTCGACAAGATGCTTGACCAATACGAATAGTGTGCGTATAGTTCAACTCAACGACAACACGGAGATGAACATGAAAGAGTTCTACATTCGCACCGCGCGGGTTTGGGTCAAGGTGATGCGCAACACGAAGACTAGGGAATTCTCGTTTGCCATCGGTTACGCCGGGCAAGTGAAGGCATTCAACGTCCGTACCTACGACCGGGCGTATCCGTCCACGGTCAAGGAGGCACGCGAGTTCGCAACAAGCATGACGACTGACTATGTCTAACCCCGCCGCCCGCGCGCTGCTGGACTGGTATCGCATCAACGTGTGCGACGACAATCCGGTCAGCGCGTGGCACACGATCCACCGCAGCGGCCCGTCGGCCCTGACCGCGTGCACGACGCCCCAGGACTTCGCGATCGTCGCCGACGCAATGGTTGTCGCCGCTGAGTTGGTCAAGGAACTGAACATTCCCTCAGGTCGCGAGGTCGACCACTTCAACAATGGAAGGATGATATTGAAATGAACTATGCAGAACTGTTAGCGGCGCATGACGCGCTCGCCGAGCAAAACGCAACGCTGTCGCGCCAGATCGTCGAAATGAGGAAGTCCGGCGCAGAGATCATCAAGCACGACATGGAGCGCACGCGGGAATGCCTCGACATGCGCGAAGTTATCGCCGATCATAAGCGGTTGGTCCGCGAATTGGACGTCCTGCTCAATGGTGAAGAAGGCACAGCGAAACAGGCATCTCTGTGCGATATCGTCGCCCAGGTGCAACGGGAAGGTATTGCCAATTACAGTAAGGCAGCGTATTGGTTCGGTGTTCTGGCCGAATGCGCGCGCACGCTCGACCTACCCGCCGACGAGCCGATCCCGTCTGGCGTGCTCCGTCTGGTTCAAAATATGGAATACCGAACGTGCTGCGATCACCCCGACTGTACGACGTGCGCTGGCCGCGGAGGGTTCTATCGATTGGCATCACGCAGGGAAGACGACAAGTAATGGCGATCCTTCTTACACTCATCGTCGTTGCATGGTATCTGGCGCAGCGTCATTTGCCGGCCAGCCCGTGCGACGACCATAGCTGCAACCAAGGGCGAGACTGTCTGCACAAATGAACGCCACGGTGCTATCCGCCGCGATGCCATTCCGCACGCGGCATTTCAACGAGGGCCAGCGTGTATGGCTCGTGCGTCTTGGGCGTGACTCTGCGGAAGTCGTCGGTAGGTTCCGCGAACACGGGGCGATGCTGCGAGCCTGGATCAACTGGGGGCATTGCGGCAGACCCGAACCTGACTTCAAGCCCGTAGAGGTAGACGCTATGTTTGCCGGTCGTCACGGGCTCATTACGAAAGAGGGTTTGAAATGAATCCGGGGGACTCACGCAGCCGGGCGCGTATCGAACGCATCCTCAAGGAATTGAAAGCCGGGGATCTCGATCAATGGCAGCTTGCGGGACGGATCGTTATCAACAAGAGCACGAGCGTCCGCGAATACATCCGCTATCTCGTCAACAAGAAGAAAGTCATCCACGTGGTCGACTGGGTTCGCCCGTCAGGCGCTGGACCATATATCCCCGTGTTGCGCTTTGGTCCAGGCAAGAACAAGCCGAAGCCCGTCGCGCTCACGATGGACCAACGCAAGAAGAATTACCGCGCAGCGATCAAAGCCGACCCCGAGCGGCACGAAGCGCATCTAAGGCGACAACGAGCGTTGCGCCGCAAACCGCCCAAGCCGGACGATATGCTAGCTTGGGTCTTTAGGAAATAAAAACCCGGCTTCGGCCGGGCTTCTTTTTACAGCGGCGTTACCGTTGCCGGCCGCACCTTGAAAGGTTGCGCACCCTTTTCCGGCGGCTGGATGATGTACCACGTGCCGCGATTGGTTTCCTCGCCGATGAACTTGCCCTCGCGATTCGCGCCACGCGGCATACGAACCGTTACCTTTGCACCCTTACGCATGATTGACCCCCTTACG